TTGTTGAGTCTTTAAGAAGTACAACTACTTTTGCTGATATCGTAAGAGGATTATTAGTATTCGGTAGAAAAGTTCTTAGAACAGAAGCAATTGGAAGAACAATCTATGTAATGGATTAATTTCTATTACTTTTTGTTAGGGGGTAGAAATATCCCCTAGCAATTTAATTTAATTCAATTAACAATAAGGATAATATAATGGAACAATTAAAAGTTATAGCTTTAGAAGCAAAACATCTTTACAAAGAACATAAAAAAGTTGTTATTGCATTCGGAGTTATTTTAGTTATCGCAATCATATTATAGTATTATGGCAAAGACATATCTCGCTATGACTAATGAATTGTTAGTTGAAATAAATGAACCTGAACTAACAGCAATTTCTGGTGCAGTAGGTGTGCAAAAACAAGTTGCTAATTGTGTAAACAGAGCATACTTTGATATAGTAGATGCTGTTGATGATTGGTCTTGGTTAAGTACAGATGTACCTGATGACCCATATTATGGGAATACAATTGTGGATTGTACAATTGGAACAAGATGGTATTTATTAAAGACAGGTTCTACAGATATAGATACTGATTTTGATTCAGTAAACTGGGATATGTTTACTGCATCTACACAAAATGTATCAGGACAAAGTGCTCCTTATACAATTAATAAACTTGCATTTACAACTCTATCAGCTTGGAGAAGTAATTATGCAAAAGCTGAAGAACAAGATGCGTCAGCAGCTAGTCCAGTTTATGGTGCTCCCTTAAGAGTAATTAGAAGTTCAGATGGTAGAAGATTTGGTCTTTCACCAATTCCTGATAAAGCTTACAAAATTCATTTCTTTGCTTATAACAGACCTGCTGCATTATCAGCAGATACAGATAAAGTTTTATTTCCAGAACAATACAAACCTGTTTTATTAGCAAGAGCAAGATATTACATTTACCAATTTAAAGATAATATTGCACAATCTCAATTAGCATTAGATGAGTATAAAAAAGGATTACAGTCAATGGCTGATAATCTAAATTCACCACAACCATCTTATATGTCAGATGTGAGATTTACATATTTATTACCATAAGGAAAATAAATGCCAACACAAGGAGCTTCCATTACAGTTGCAGGAGGTTTAGATTTAGTATCCAGTAGTCATGCATTATTTAGAACACCTGGAGCTGCAACTATTTTAGAAAATTTTGAATCATCTACAACAGGTGGTTACAGAAGAATTAATGGATATACTAAGTGGGCTGGTGGAAGTGCTGCTACACCAAGTGGAACTTCTACAGATTCAATAGTAGGATTAACTCCTTATGCAGATGGAGTTGTTGTATGTCAAGGTACTGGAATTTTTTTTAGTACTAATGGTAGTACTTGGACTCAAGTTAATAAAGATACTTATAAAGCTATTACAGGTACAGTTACAGTAACTGCAAGTTCAGCAGGAGTTGTTGGAAGTGGAACATCTTTTACAACTGAGTTAGCTGTAAATGATAGAATAAAAATTAATAGTATTAATTATAGAGTTTTATCTATAACAGATAATACTAATTTAACAGTAGATTTTGATGTTGTAGCTACTGCAAATAGTCAAGCTATTTATAAAAGTGGAATGCTTGTTGGTGATTTATCTGGTGCAACAGTAATTTCAAGAGCTAATCAATCAAATACTCAATTTAGTAATTATCAATCTGAAGGTGGTTTTGGAACTATCTACATTTGTGATTCAACTAATAAGATAGCTGAATTACAAATCACTAAATCAGGTAGTGTATATACATATCATTTTGAAGAATTAGAAAGGTCAGCTCCTACTAATCCTAAAAGAAATACTATATATGCTGAAAGATTAGTTGTAGCAGGACAAACAGCTTCAACAAGTACAGTAACTTATAGCTCTAGATTAAAACCCTATGATTTTACTAGCTCTTCAGCAGGTGAAATTGATACTGGAGATGTCATTACAGGGATTAAAGTCTTTAGAAATACTCTAGTTATTTTTTGTAAAAATAGTATTTATGAGTTGACAAGTCTTGATTCTACCCCTATACTTAAATCTATAACAAAGAATATAGGATGTGTAGATGGAAACACTATCCAAGAGATTGGTGGAGATTTAATCTTTCTAGCACCTGATGGTTTAAGAACAGTTGCTGGTACAGCCAGAATCGCTGACGTTGAAATTGGTTCTGTAAGTAGAAAAATTCTACCTAGAATTAATGAGATACTAGATAATTTATCAAGTTATACTTTATCAAGTATGGTTATAAGAGAACGAAGTCAATATAGATTATTCTATCATAATTCAGGACAAGCTAAATCAAGTCAAATGGGAATTATAGGAACATTTAAATTTGATGAAAATGGAATTCCTGCATTTGAATGGGCTGAATCTAAGGGTATGGAAATTAAACATTGTGCTTCTGATTTAAATAGTTCTAATGAAGAAGTTAAATTTGGTTCAAATGAAAGTGGTTACATTTATCAATTAGATACTGGTAACAATTTTGATACTTCAAATATTAATGCAAGATTTCAAACTCCAGATATGGATTATGGAGATGGTGGATTAAGAAAAAGTTTATATAAAGTTAAAGCAAATATCTCACCTGAAGGAACACAAAATAATTTAAAACTAAGAATCAGATATGATTTTGATTCAACAGATGTACCACAACCTGGACAATTTTCTGTAGGTAATTTAAGTAGTTCATCTTTATTTGGAGCAGCTACTTCTTTATTTGGTTCATCTTTTTTTGGTGCAACTACATTACCAAGTAAAAGTGTTTTAGTAACAGGTAGTGGATTTACAAATAGTTTTAGATTCTTTACTGATGATACTGATGCAGGATATTCTGTAAATGGAATGTTTGTATCATTTATAGCAGGAGGAAGAAGATAATAATATGGCAGGTTATACACGACAAAGTACAATAGCTGATGGAAATACAATTGATGCTTCATTATTTAATAATGAATACAATCAACTTTTAGCAGCATTCGTAAATACAACTGGACACAAACATGATGGCACAGCATCTGAAGGTCCAGTCATTAATATAATTGGAGATGCAGGTTTAGCTACTCCTTTAAATAAAATTTTAGTTGACTCAACTAATGACCACATAGAATTTTATGTAGATGTTTCTAGTTCAGCAGTTCAACAATTAAGAATTCAAGATGGAGCAATTGTTCCAATTACAGATAATGATATTGATTTAGGTACATCATCTTTAGAATTTAAAGATGCATACTTTGATGGTACTGTAACTTTAGATGGATTAGTTATAGGAAGTGCTACAGCTATTACAGATGTAGATACAGATTTAACTTCTGTTTCAGGTAGTAATGATACAGTAGCTTCAGCTAAAGCAATTAAAACTTATGTTGATGCTCAAGTAGGTGGAGCAGATTTAGATTTTGCTGGTGATAGTGGTGGTGCTCAATCAATTGATTTAGATACTCAATCATTAACTTTAACTGGTGGAACTGGTATAGATACTACAGGTTCTGCACAGACAATGACTTTTGCAATTGATACAGGAGTTGTTGTTGATAAAACTACAGCACAAACTTTAACAAATAAAACTTTAACTACTCCAACTATTGCTTCAATTACAAATGGTGGAACAGTTACAATTCCTTCTGGAGCAGATACTTTAGTTGCAAGAACATCTACTGATACTCTAACAAATAAAACTTTAACCTCTGCAACTTTAACAAGTCCAGTAATTAATACAGCAATTAGTGGAACAGCTTTTAAAGATGAAGATAATATGTCTTCTGATTCTGCAACATCAGTTGCATCTCAGCAGTCTATTAAATCATATGTAGATACTCAAGTAGCTACAATACCAACTGGAGATATTACTGCAGTTGTTGCAGGTACAGGTTTATCTGGTGGTGGAACTTCTGGTTCAGTAACTTTAAATGCAGATGTAACAGATTCAAGTACAACTACATTTACAAATAAAACTATAGATGCAGATGGTACTGGTAATAGTATTACAAATATTGAAAATGCAAATATTAAAGCAAGTGCTGCTATTGATGCAACTAAGATTGCAGATGGTAGTGTAACAAGTACTGAATTTCAATATATTAATTCTTTATCAAGTAATGCACAAACTCAAATAGATTCAAAAGCTCCTTTAGCTTCTCCAGCTTTAACTGGAAATCCAACAGCTCCTACTCAAGCAGCAGGAAATAATTCAACTAGACTTGCAACTACAGCTTATGTAGATAATTCTACAGCAGCTAGAGACCAATTAGGTGAGATGACAGATGTTACACTTGCTAGTTTAGCAGATGCTAATTATTTTATATATGATAATTCAGCAAGTGTTTGGAAAAATAAAGTTATAAGTGGTGCAATAACTTCTGATAAAGATGGAGTTACAACATTATCATCTGGAATAGATGCTACAAAAATAGCAGATGGTTCAGTAACAAGTGCAGAATTTCAATATATTAATAGCTTATCATCTAATGCACAAACACAATTAGATGCTAAACAAGCTACAATAGATTCTTCTAATAGGTTAAATGCCAACCTTATTGGAGATGGTTCAGTAGATAATACTGAATTTGGTTATTTAAATGGTGTTAGTTCAGCTATACAAACTCAAATTGATGCTAAAGCATCTAATGGTTTTGCTGTAGCTATGGCAATTGCTTTATAGTGTTCGGTTGACAATAAGGTAAAAATTTAGTATAATTAGGATAAATCATGGCTCAAGATTTTGAGAGAACATTACAACGAAACATATCAAATAACTCTGGCTCACCTACAACATTAAGAGCAGCAGCAGATTCTGATGATGCAATTATTGGTATAAGATGTACTAATACTTCAGGTTCATCAGTTGATGTTACTGTTTATGTAGAGAACAGTTCTAATAATTATCATATAATTAAATCAGCTCCCATCCCAACAGGTGGAAGTTTAGAATTAATTGATGGTGGTTCTAAAGTTGTTTTAATGAGTGGAGATGCAGTTAAAGCTTATGCTTCAGCAGCTTCTTCAGTTGATATAATTACAAGTGTTGTAGATACTATCTCAGCATAATATAAAAGGATAATTAATAATGGCATATGTAGGCAGAAAACCTGCTAACGCAGCATTAACAGCTAGTGATATTACAGATGGTATAATAACATCTGGTAAGTTAGCTACTGATGCAGTTACTACAGTTAAGGTTACAGATGCAAATGTTACAACTGCAAAGATTGCAGATGATGCAATTACTTCTGCAAAGATTGTAGCAGGTGCTATTGTTGATAGTGATATTAATTCTTCAGCAGCAATTGCTAATACTAAACTTGCTAATAGTGCAATAACTATTAATGGTTCTGCAGTATCTTTAGGTGGTTCAGTTACTATTGGTGAAACTAAACCTACTGTAACTGCAGTAAGTGCAATTATACCACCAAGTGTTGCAACAAGTGTAACTATTACAGGAACAAATTTTGCATCTAGTTCTACACAAGTACCAATTGTAGAAGCAGTAAGTTCAACAAATGCATATACAAGAGCTTCAGTAGTTTCTTGGGCAAGTGCAACCTCTATCTCGGCAACCTTCAATTTACCTCTTGGAGATTACCGAGTTAGAGTTGAGAATCCAGATGGTAATGCTGGAATGTCAACTAACGCAATTTTACAAGCTAGTACAGCTCCTACATGGACAACTGCATCAGGTTCTTTAGGAACTGTAGATGCTTTAGGAAGTGTTTCATTTACAGTTGCTGCCACTTCAGATAGTGCAGTAACTTATGCAAAAACATCTGGAACTTTTCCAGGTGGTGTTT